TGCGATGAAGGGCCGCGCTGACTCCGAGATTGAGGCCTCCTCACACCTGCGCGAAGCAGCCCGCGCTGGCGACTCGAAAGCGGCACTCGCCATCCTGCAGCACGTCCACGGCTGGACGGCCCGCCAAGAGATTAGTGTCGACATCACCAACAAGATCAGCATCACGCAGGCGCTGCAGCAGGCGCAAGAGCGCGTCTTGGATGGTCTGATTACGGAACAGCAACCGGAGTATCTGGAAAATGCCACAGCCAACGAACGCGCTCGCGCCTGACCGCGCTAATGTAAACGCGTTAAGCCAGCAATCTTCGTTGGCTAGCAAAGCCGCGCAACTTCCCGCTGAATGGGCAAGCGTTCTTAAACCCGGCTCTGCGGCGTATGAGATTGCGGCCCTTTTAAATGCAACAGGGCAACTGCCAAAAATAAACTTTAATAAGTCTATGGCTTCCGAGCATAGCGGCGTATACGATAAAGAATCAAACTCTATAGTGGTGAACGCCAACCGCAAAGATTTAGCGAATACGTTGCCTCATGAGTTAACTCATGCGTTAAGACTTGTTATGCAAAATAGAGTAAGAAACATGAACGAAACCGCACGGCAAACTGGAAACCCCCTTACCGGCGCCGATAGACAGTTATCTGACGCTTGGTATAAGTTAGACCCTGACTTTTCTAAGTTACCAACACTAAGATACCCAGACGCAACATATAATAAGTACAGGCATTCTTTTGCAGAAGCACCGGCGTGGGCAGTAGGCAACATGGACAACCCACAGAATTTTCGTTCTAGAGGCGAGTATCTGATGACAGACCCCGGCGGAAGCCACGTTGATGCAACGCTTGCCACAGAACAAGCCATTTTGCGTGATCTATACGCAAAACAGCTTAAGCTAAAATAATGGCACAACAGCCGATCTATGACGCCGAGGGCGAGCAGCTCTTAATGTCGCGCCTCTGGGCGCCGACTATCGCTGACGATCCCGAGGCGTTCGTGCTGTTCGCCTTCCCGTGGGGGCAGGCCAACACACCGCTGGCCAAGTTCAAAGGCCCACGCACCTGGCAGCGCAAGATACTGCGCACGATTGCCACCCACATCCGAAACAACCGAGGTCAGATGGACATGGACGCCCTGCGCCAGGCAATCGCGTCTGGCCGAGGGATCGGTAAGTCCGCGCTAGTCAGCTGGCTCGTCTTGTGGATGCTGACCACCCGCATTGGCTCCTCCGTGATCGTCTCCGCCAACAGTGAAGCGCAGCTGCGCTCCGTCACATGGGGCGAGTTGACTAAGTGGCAGGCGATGGTGATTAACAACCATTGGTGGGAGATCAGCGCAACAAAGCTGACGCCTGCCAAGTGGCTGACCGAGTTGGTCGAGCGCGACTTAAAGAAGGGTACGCGCTACTGGGCAGCGGAGGGTAAGCTCTGGTCGGAAGAGAATCCGGACAGCTACGCCGGTGTCCACAACCATGACGGCATGATGCTGATCTTCGACGAGGCCTCGGGTATTCCGGACGCCATCTGGTCGGTCGGTGCGGGCTTCTTCACCGAGCCCATACTGGACAGGTATTGGTTTGCGTTCAGTAACCCACGGCGCAACCAAGGCTACTTCTACGAGTGCTTTCACGCCAAGCGCAACTTCTGGCAGACAGAGAATATCGACTCACGGACAGTCGAAGACACGGACAAGCAGATATATGAGCAGATCATTGCGGAGTATGGCGAGGATTCGCCGCAGGCTAGGGTTGAGGTCTACGGAGAGTTTCCTTCAGCTGGCGAAGATCAGTTTATTGGTGCGGGTGCTTTCGACGACGCCGCCAGTCGGCCAAAATACAAGGATGAGACGGCGCCAATTGTTATCGGCGTTGACCCAGCTCGAGGCGGTGCGGATGCGACCGTCATCGTCGTTCGACAAGGACGGGATCTGATTGCGATCAAGCGCTACCACGGCGAGGACACCATGACCACAGTCGGTCGGGTGATCGATGCAATCGAAGAGTACCGGCCTGCACTAACCGTGATTGACGAGGGCGGTCTGGGCTACGGGATACTTGACAGACTTAAAGAACAGCGATACAAGGTGCGGGGAGTGAACTTCGGTTGGAAGTCTTCCAAGCCGGTCATGTACGGCAACAAGCGAGCCGAAATGTGGGGTGCGATGAAGGACTGGCTACGAACGGCCAGCATCCCCAACGACAGGCAGCTCAAAGCCGACTTGACAGGCCCCATGAAGAAGCCCGACTCGTCGGGTACGATCTACTTGGAAGGCAAGAAAGAGATGAAGTCTCGCGGGCTGGCGTCACCAGACGCAGCCGACGCCCTAGCGGTAACGTTCGCGTTCCCGATAGCGAGCCGAGAATCGAGTTTTGAGCGCGCCTCACGGCGCAGTGATGGCTACACGCAGCGCCCAGTCGCTGCAACGGGATGGATGTCTTGTTAGAAAAGCAAAATGCCTAAGAGCGGCTAACTCAAAGGCATTTTTAACCATAGTGAAATAGGGGTTCAAAATGGCTAAAGAAAGTATATCGCAAAAAGAGTTAAACGCTTTGTTTGATGTCCGCGACGGCGTTTTGTACTGGAAGGTAAACAAACCTTACAGCCGAATTAAAGCAGGAACCCCAGCGGGGCGCGCCGTAAAAGATGGGTATTTGCAAGTTTGCGTAAATAGACAGCGGCTTTTAAACCATCAAGTAGTGTTTAAGATGTTTCGTGGCTACATACCAAAAATGATAGACCACATAGATGGCAACATATTGAATAACGACATAGCTAACTTACGCGAAGTATCAAACAGGGAAAACCAATACAACGCAAAGTTAAACTCCAGAAACAAATCTGGCGTAAAAGGGGTTTGTTGGAACAAACCAGCTAAAAAATGGCGCGCGTATTTATCTGTGCAAGGTAAACAGGTTACATTGGGGTATTACGGTTCCGTTGATGAAGCTAAAACTGTTGTAGACGACGCCAGAAACAAATACCATAAGGAATATGCTAATTATGGGCGCTAAACCAGGACTGTACGCGAACATTCACGCAAAACAAGCACGCATTAAGGCCGGAAGCGGCGAAAAGATGCGCAAACCCGGCTCGCTTGGCGCACCAACGAACAAAGATTTCAAGCAATCGGCTAAAACGGCTAAAAAGGGGAAGTAACATGCCACTAGTTAAGTCGAAATCGGAAAAAGCCTTTCGTTCTAATGTTAGAGCTGAAGTAAAATCGGGAAAACCCGTGAAGCAAGCGGTCGCAATTAGTTACGCAACCAAACGCGCAGCGTCAAAACCCGCAAAAAAGATGAAATAAATGGAACTTTCGCCCGACGAACAAGCGGTCATCGACTATCACAGGTCGAACCTCTACCAAAACAAGGGGCTTCGCAACCCTGATGGGTCGGTGACGACGTTCAAAGGATCGGTAGTGGGCGCTGACGGCGGGCACATGATTTTGCCGACCTACTGGCACGGTCAAGTGCGAGATATTCCGCAAGCCATGCGTTTTGCCATAAAATCGGGCATCAAGTTTCCAGTTTACCCAACAGTTAAGGAAGCATTAGCCGCTGAACAGCGCCTGCACGGCATCATGGAGCAGGATTTGCGCGACTACAATGCCCGACCACAGCCAAAGATGAAATAAATGGACTATACCGGCATAAATAAGGCAGCAAAAGTCGCCGATATTGGCGGTAATCCGCCGCCCGACGACATCAGCACAGACAAGCAAGATGTGCTGTCGACCATGCGAAAACGCCTGCAAATGGCTATTTCGGCGCTGTCTGAAAGCCGGGAAGACGAGCTGGACGACCTCCGATTCTACGCAGGCTCGCCCGACAACCACTGGCAGTGGCCAGCTGACGTGCTGTCAACCCGTGGTGCGGTGCAAGGTCAAACGATCAATGCACGCCCAACGTTGACCATCAACAAGCTGCCGCAACACGTACGACAGGTCACCAATGACCAAAGACAAAACCGTCCGAGCGGCAAAGTTATACCCGCTGACGACAACGCCGACCCAGAAGTCGCCGAAATCTACAACGGCATGGTCAGGCACATCGAGTACATCTCTGACGCCGACGTCGCCTACGACACCGCCTGCGAAAACCAGGTCAGCTACGGCGAAGGTTACATCCGAATCCTGACCGAATACTGCGACGACGACACGTTCGATCAGGACATCAAGATTGCACGCATCCGCAACTCGTTTTCCGTCTACATGGATCCGACGATCCAAGACCCGTGCGGTGCAGACGCCAAGTGGTGCTTCGTCACCGAAGACCTGCAGCGTGCGGACTACGAGCGCATGTTTCCTGATGCCAGCCCTATCTCAACCCTGCAAGCGCAAGGCGTGGGCGACCAGTCGATCTCGGTTTGGATCAACCAGGATACGGTGAGGATTGCTGAGTATTACTACATCGAGTACGACAAGGCTACGCTGCACCTGTACCCCGGCAACGTGACGGCTTTCGAGGGTTCGCCCGAAGCCAAGCAAATGA